TGGTAGCAAACCCTATATATCCGCCTTGGTTAGCTACAATACCGCTGCCGTCCGCGCCAATATATAATCCATTATTGTATCCTTGTATCCAGCTTGAACCGGATGCAAAATTAAGATTGCCAGAGGTAATTGTTACAGCGGATGCAAACGTCGCTGTCTTGTCAGAATTAAGCGTCAGCGCCGTCGCATACGACGTGCCATTGTGCGTCTGAAAGATAATCGACCCGCCAGCGGTCGTGCCAGCGGAGCCCTTGATCGTGAAGTTCGGGCCGGTCGTAGCAGCGCCCGTGTTGCTCTGGACCTGTAGCGTCTGGGCGACAGCGCCGGATGCAACGTCCGCAGCGCCTAGCTGGAGGGTGGCGGCTGCGGCGCGGGTGAGGATTAGGTCAAGAGTTCCCTTGGCGTCAGTGGATGTCCAGCCAAATTTCATCGCAGACGCTAGTGCAGTAGCATTGGCTGACCAACCAGTCGTAAACAAAGTTCCAAATTGTGCGCCTGCTGTATCAGCGGTGAATATAAAACCGTCCTTGCGCACGCGAAACGCGCTCGTCCCACCAACCTGCAAATCCAGCAGCAGCGAACCGCTCGCAGACACCGTGTCGGTGGCGTTGAACTTCAGCCCCGTGAACGTGACAGCGCCCGCGTTCCACGTCTGGGACAGGTTCAGGACAGGCTGCGATGTGGTGACGGTCGACGCATTAAACGTCGCGGACCCCAGCAAGCCGCCAGCAAGCTGAAGGCCCGTCATTTTCACCGGCCCGACGCCAGCGGTCTGGACAACTGGCGTAAGATCCGCCGACGCCAGATTGGAGGCGCTGGCTGTAAGGCCGGAAATGGGAAGATTTGCCATGGCTTATTCCTGTAGCAAGAAGTCTGTGCCGTTTTCCAGCATAATGAAGTCGACAAGGCTTCCTTCCTGAAGGATGCCATTGTTGCCCGGCGGCCCGGGCGTCCCGCCGCCAAAGCCTTGGAACGACAGCCCGGTCCCGACGGTCATTCCCGCCGAAGGCGATAGCCCCGTCGGGATGCTCAGTCCGGGGTCTGTCGTCAGGCCGTTGGACATTTAGACCGGCCCGTTGCTGCTCTGGAGGAATGTAGCCACAACAGAGCCACTGCCGCTATTCAGCTTGATGCGCGCGAACTTTGGCGCGAACAAAAAGTTGCTCTGCTTCGTCGCCGTCGCCGCCACAACATTCGTGTCCGAGCTATCAACCCACGTCATTGATCCAACGGCGACCGGATTAAACGGATCGTTCGGATCGTCAAGAGACGACTGGACGGTGTAGTTCACCGTTCCCGTGACCGTGCACTGGATCGAAATGTTCGAAGGCGCAAAATCATCAAAGCGAACCAGCGACGAATAGACTACGCCACCAGACGCATCGGAGACTGTAACCTGTCTGGCCTGCATTATCGTTTTCCCTTTTTCTTGAACGGCAATATGTCCGCTTCAGCATATGATCCGCGCTCAGAAACGTATTCTATTGCCTTTAATAGCACATTAGCATCATCCTTTGCCATGCCAAGCATGCTGTTGCAGTTCAGGCAAAGTATCCCTCTGAATTTTCCCGTTTGATGGTTGTGATCTATAGCGTATCCTCTACGCCTATTATTATACACCATTAGATCCGGCAAAGTTGTTTCACATATAGCGCAATTACCATTTTGTCGATTTAATGCATCAAAAAGCTCATTCATTGTCAGAGAATATTTGTATTTTAGGTGCTGCTCTAATCTCCTTTTGGGTGTTCGGCTATTCCATCTATTTTTTTGTCTTTCCTTACTACAATCAATGCACAAGGTTTGATTTTTCCAGAAAGCCTTTAATGGCTTAATGGACGAGCATCCATTGCAATTTCTTTCCACAATTGTGTTCATTTTTTCTTAACCAAACCAAGCCTTGCTGATGTTATATTATCCACGGCGTTAGGATAAGGACGCCCAGCCGCTCTGGCCCGAGCCTTCGCCATCTTAACACCTTTTGCGCTTAAAGCCTTCTTTTTTGCGTCTTTAGGCGCATCCTTTTCCCAAAAAGGCTTGGTCATATCAGCACCTCACATCCCATTTTTTCAGGGCAAGGTTTATGCGACTGTTGGGATCATGGGCCGTTTTAGCTGAAGTCAGCTTTTCTTTCATACCACACATCCGCGCCCGAAAGTTCTCGCGCCGACTCGCAGCCTTGGGGCTTTTGGACGCCTGCTCTTTGGAAACGGGGGGCTTAAGATTGTGGCCTTCGGCCTTGGCAGACGCTCGCCCTTTGGCGTTTAAACCGCCTTCAGGATTCTTCCCGGCAGATCGCTGCCAGGCAGGTGATTTTGCCATGACGATTCCCCGGATGGAAAGACGGGGGCCGAGGCCCCCGTTATTTGCCTCAGTAAGGCTTCGGAGCCGCGCCACGCGGCGAACCGCTATGGGCCGAAGAGAAGACGCCGCCGCCCGTTGCCCGAGCCGGCTTCTTGCCCTTGGCCGCAGACGACATAACGCCGCCGCCCTTCTTCATGCAGCCGCCCTTGGCCTTCTCGGCCTTGCCGCCCTTTTTGAAGCCATCAGTCTTGGAGCGCGCGCTGCTGACCACTGAGTCAGCATCAAATCCGCCCGGAGCGCCGCTTGGAACAACCTTACCCATGAGAACCTCCTATTAGGCCAGATTAAGGGCCTGAGCATAACGAACGGTGATAATGCCGACGCCAGCGCCAGTGTTCGTTGATTTGGTGTAAATCTGAACATCTGCCGCGCCAACATCAATCCAGTTGCCCGTGCGCGTCGCATCGTCGCCGGGAACAATGGATGTCAGGCCAAGTGTCGTGCTGAGATTGTTATCACCAGCAACCGCAAGCTCAGTAGCCGTAGCACTGGTTCCGACATTGATTGTCTGAGCCACGCCATCCCATGCAGTCGTCTTAAAAACGAGAATGCTCAGAATTTGACTGCCAGCCGGAACGACGATGTTTGTCTTGTAGACGCCAGCAGAGCCGACATTCGTCGCCTGATTTACGGCTGCAGACTGGGTCATCTCGACATAGCCAACATTTGCCAGCGTGCCGACAGTCGTGCCCGTGGTGTTTAGAACATCGCCGGCTCTGATCGGGCCGGTGAAGGTTGTTGTGCCCATTATATCCTCCTGCACAAGGGTTGATTACGTCGTCTGTGCAGAGTCCGCTTGGCCGGTCGACGTAATTTATGCGCCAAGAAATGCAGCCCCCGAAGGGGCTGCAAAATTATCAGGTCGGGAACGAACCAAAAATGGCGCGCCAGTTGTAATATCCGAACGAGTATCGCTCGTAGCCCTTAACCAGCAGGTTATCCGTCACAAAGTCGACCTGCATGTCGGATTCGAACTTAACGCGCTCCATGTAGGAGAGGCCGTCAATGTTCGTGAGCAGGAACCATGCGCGCGACGACGTCAAGAAGTCGTTGACCATATAACCTTCAGGCAGGCCGCCTGCGGTCATCATGATCGCATTAACGTCATTATCTGCTGTTCCCGGACGCAATTCTGTCTTCGTAAGACGAATTGCCGTCGGCTCCAAAGCCGCAGGAACGACAAGACGACGACCGCGGGCAAAGACCTTCAGGCCAGCCTGATCCTTGAAGTTCGTTCTGATGGAAATCATTCCATTCAGAAGCGAAGCTTCATTAAGATCAACATCAACCGCAGGACGGTTGGCGACCGTGCCGCCATCGATCGGATGGTTGGTGGCGACAAGAGCAACACCGTCACCGCCGACTGAGGCGTTATACGTCGTCGCCGTGTTGAGCACGTTGGCGCCGTAGATTTCCTTGGTCTGCTGGAACGACTCGATCAGGCCGAGGTTAGACGGCATGAACTGGGTCTTATACAGGTTGTCGTCAATGGCTTTGCGCGTGATCGCATAGCCAAGAGCAATTTCAGTATGCTCCTGGTTATAGACGTAACGCTCGCCGGCGCCGTTATCAAACGACGTCTGCCCACCTTCAGTCTTTAGCTGAGCAAGACCAAGGAAGCGCATTTCCGCAGTGCGCTCAAGCGCCATCTTGGAATCGTGCTTCGTGAAGATCTTGTCATACTGAGACGGGATCTGCTCATACTTGCCTTCAATACCCCGGAGACCGGGGAGGAGAAGGTCTTTGATGGCGGAAAGATTAACAGCCATTGGTCCTTACTCCTTAGATCGTGGCCAGAGTCTTGGTGGCGACGTTGTTGAAGGCAACGACGACGTGAGCATAGGCGCCAAACTCCGTGCCATTGGTGCCCGGCGGATCGCCGACGAGGCCAATGATGCGGAACGGGCCAGTGCTGTCCGTATTCGGGCCAGACGTGCCATAGTTCAGGTAAGCGCCGGAGATGCCATTGGCGGAATTGCCGGAGCCAATGTTGAAGCCGCACGTCGCGCCGACATCCGCCTGAGCGATGCCAGTCGCATCCGACCAAACCGCGAAGCGCGCGTTCGGGTCGTTCACGTAGTAGACTTCGACTGTCTGGCTGGAAGCAACGTCGCTGCTACCGCCCCAGAAGTTCGACCACACGGTGCGCTTCTGCGAAACCGAGAGGTATTTGCAGCCAACAAACACGCCAGCGAGGGGGGCAATGCCCGTCTTGCCAGCCGTTGTCGTGGCCACAGTGACGTAGCCGGTCGAGCCATCAATGACGATGGGATCGCCGAAGTAGATAGCGGAAGCATTATAGGCGGCCGTACCGACGACCTGCTCATAGGTCGGCGCGGAACCGTTACCGCGATACTGCTGAAAACCGTTATACGAACCGGGAGCCGTGTTCGCCATGACGGGTTCTCCTTTGCTAAGGAGGCTTCATCATCGCGCACCGGGGCGATATGGTAGCCGGGATAGGGTTAATTCCTTCGCGCCGGGGAAGGAAGGCAGGCGAGGCGGTTGGCCATCTAGCCTTGCGAGCAATTATTGCAGGTTGATATTCAAATGTAAAGAGGAGCCTTAGCCCCTCTTGTTTTGCAGAAAATAGTTCCCTGATCATTCGTCTGGAATAGGCATTGCCGCATAGGACTTCTTGATCTGTGGCCGGACCTTGGCGTGATCGCGCGTCATCGTCCCTTCCGGGGCTCCAGCAAGCTGTTGCTCCTTGTATCTAACCTGATCGCGGGCTCGCTTTAGCTCAATTGACTGACGCTCTCTTACGATTTCAGTCGGACATTCCATAAGAACAAGGCCGTCTCGCATGATGATGTCATCATGAGCGGCCCCCTGTGGCATCATTTCGGGATGACGGCCGGCAGGAACCGCTGTCCAGCCCTCTCGCTTCACCCGGATCTGATTGGCGCTGTCCTGAAGCTCATAAGACGAAAACCGCTTCCAGTTATACGTCCAGCCATCAGGGATGCTGTCAGGATCGACGTAAAAGCGATCTGTCCCCTCATCCATATCGCCAAGATGGCCGCGCAGTTCCTGAGCTCTCTGGGCGGCTCTGGCGCGAGGATCGTCATCTCTCATTTGCGGCCTCATCTCTGTGCGCTCAATTACTGGATCCGGGATATCTTCTTCAGGTCGCGAAACCCTTCCAGCCAATAGTCCGCGAGGACGACCGCGGGTCTTTGATGTAATATTTTCCATATTTATCCCCATTAATGCGTGAGCTTGCCTTCCTTCTGAAGGGCAACCTTGTGTGTGGCGTATTCTTTCTCGGTCATGCCAAGCATCTTCGCCGTGTCTGCCTCTTCCCGCGTCAGGCGAATAACGCCGGGGCGTGTTCCGTTGCCACGGGATACGGGCGCCGGGGGAGGAGAAACCGATCGGCGAGGAGCCGCCGCAGCAGCAGCAGACATGGGATCAGGCGCTTCTTGCTCCTGACGGCGGATTCCGACGCGCTGCTCAATGAATGAGAAGTATTCATCTGAATCCGGCTCAATACCGTCTTCGACAGCGTCCTCATGCGCCCTGAACATTTTTCGGATTGCGCGATCGTCCCGAAAAGCGTCCTTGTTCTCACGCAACCATGAAGCTGATCGAGGAGATACCGTCTGCGCCATCTGCTCCACGCGATCAACAGGCGGATCGACAGGGACGACGGGTTGCCTTTCAGCGGCTTTCACCTGCTCCTTCATGACCTTTTCGCCACGTTTCAGCTCAGCAAGCTGATGCGTATTCTCGGCCATAGCCTGCTGGATCTCGGCGGCCTTGTTATAGTCGCCAACGGCCATGCATTCGCTGTAAGCAGCCTTTAGCTGATCCCCACGACCCTTGACCGTCTCAATAGCAGAGACGACAAGGTCATATTTTGACTCAATAGTCTCCGCGTATGCCTTGTTAACCTGCTGATTTGCCTGCAGAATGCGCCTTTCGGCGTCTTCCGCGCGGCGTTTTTCGGCTTCAAGCTTGCGTTTTAGCTCGCTAATGCCCTCTTCAGGTTCGACTTCGGCTTTTACCGGCTTTTTGTCCTCAATTTTTACCTCAATTCCCGGCTTTTCTTCGGATTTCGGCTCATCAAGAACAACTTCGACGTCATTTTCATCATCTGCCATATCACCACACCTCATCTGGACCAGAAATACGCGCCTTAACCTGCGTATCGGACATCATTCGACACAAAACGCCATTTACAGTGATGCTCCAACCGTCGCTGGGACGGAAAACGAGCCAATCATGCAATTTGAATGATGCTTCATTGAACCATTCGCCGCTTTGGTCCTGAAAAGCAGCCGGTCCCATGCCAATAAGCAGACCAACCTTGCCCTGATAACGGTCTTCGTCGACCGTTTTATCCGAAAGGTAAATTCCACTTTTTGTTTTCTGCGGCCGGATATAAACGGCGCACAGTATTTGATTGTTGAAGATTTCAATGTTCGACGTATCCCCGATTTGATCAAGGATGGCTTTCTTTGGATCATTTTCGTGATCCATCAGCATTGCAGGCATAGTTCCCCTTCCTATTTTTCCCGCGGCTTTCCATCACATATGGCTTCTGCCTCAGCCATATATTCAATCGCGAGCCGCAACCCCGCGATCTTCCCCGCCGTGTGGCGGTATTCTTCAAAGTCTCGGACTTGTCCCCAGGACATATTTTCTCTCAATCTCTCAATCTCTATTTCGATCAATCGCTTGAGCTCATGCTCAAACATATGAGTTCGCGTATACATATTCAACCAGCCCCTTCAACTGGCCCTTCCCTTTGAAAAGTGGGACCGCCGCCAAGGAAGGGCCAGACGGCGGTCCCGTTCGCAGGCCTAGTGGCCGCGAAGGCGTTGAGACTTTTCAATCTCCATCTTCTGCATGCGTCCCTTACCGCTCTCGGCTCCGGCGGTCATGTCGCGGAACGATTTGACGGCGCGGCCACCGGTCTTACGAGTCGGAGCGCCGTGATGCTTTTTGGCGATATCGGTCTTCTGAAGCCGACCCTCGCCCGACACGGCGCCGGCCTCCATGTCCTTATAGGACGAGGCGACTTTCGTGATACGCCCGCCAGCCTTGCGGCCGGGAGGCATAGGCGGCATACCGCCACCCATCGGAGGAGCCGGAGGCATCGGCATAGGCGGCGGGGGCATTGCAGCGCCCATAGCGCCGCCAGCGGGCGGCATCGGCACCGGGAGAATTCCACCCGGCCCGCCATCTGTCGGCGCCGGAGGCATGCCCGGCTCCTTACGGCCGCCAGCAGCAATCATGATGTTGATGTGGGTCTTGCCCTTACCATGGCGCGTGCGACCGCCGGTCTTGCGCTCAGTGCGGCCGCCCTTCTTACGGCCTTCCGGCATGTCGCCGGTGCGAGCTGCGGATTTGGCTGCTTCTGCCGGGGGCGGAAGCTTACGATCGTCCTTGACGCGCAAGTTCTTCATGCGCGCTTCCGACTCGACGGCCTCAGCCGGAGGGGGAAGAACACGCTCGCCGTCAGCGTGTTTGGTGCGGCCGCCCTTCTTGTAATGGCCAGCGGCGCCGCGCTTTGGACGCGGATCGATCTTGCCAAGAGCCTGCTTGTCGTAGACGCCGCCGCCGTCCTTGCGATTGGCAAGGTTGGCCATCATGGCGCCCTTCATCTGCTCGTTCGTGTCCCGCTCTTCGTCGCGACCACCGCGCTCAGCAGCCCGAAGCAAGCCATAGGCGGGGCTTAGCTTCTCCATGACGCCGCCAATGTTCTTTTTGGCGCGACCGCCCGTCTTCATGCCGCCGATGTGTTTCTTGCCTTCGCGCTGTTCGTTGGCGGCCTTCATGTCCTTGTTGGCCATGCCGACGCCAATCTCCTTCTCGACGGCGCGACCACCGGACTTCCGCGGCTTACGATCGGCGCGAGCCTTGGTGACGACGCCGCCTGCCTTATATTCCCGAGCCTTGCCGACCGGGCGCATGCCGGTCTTGACGTCGGCGTTCAGCGGCTCTGCCGGGGACCAGTCAGAGGAGTCGACCTTCTGGTCTTTCTCGCCCGCCAATGCGCGGGCTTTGGCTTTCATCTTGTCTCGGGAAGACTTGGCTAATTCATACATTTGATTTCTCCAGCCGGATTTCGGGGCGTCCCCCGTTCGCCGTTAGCGGCGAAGCCCGGATACTACATCAAGCGCCTTGTTTACGATAGCCCCGCCTCGCTCATAGGCCGGCAAGCCCTTGAGAATAGCGGCTCTGAGCTTCGGAGTGATTTCGAGGGAGTGAAGCTTTTTACGAACATCAATGTCTTCGTCTTCCTTATC